AACCGGCCCGATGTACTCAAGGTTCTTGTGCTTCCACGTAGAAGCGTCTCCTTGACCCGCTAGGATGATCTTCTCGTTGATGTTGTCGGCAATAGCCTTTACGACATCGAGGCCCTTCTCGGGGCATATACGGCCATAATAGAGGAGGTATTCTCCCTTGTTAGGATTGAATGGCCAGTCATTAAGGTCGAAGTAGTTGGGTACTATCCACATATAGTCTTTACCGCCCTCACCAACTACCGGTAAATTGTCCGAATTATGGATGATCCTGCCCGACCCATCAAAATGTAGCTTCTTGCCCAAGTGATAATGCATCCATGCCGATGATTCAAAGATACGAAAGGCGCCAAAGTCTACGTCCGGATAGCCAATGCCGGTTTCAACGTGATATTGCTCCGGATAGAGCTTAACGAGATCTGCGTGAGCCCGACCAAAGGGATGGCAGATGATATCGTGCTTCTTAACCCGCTTGCTTAACTCTACCTTCAATCGCTTATCAAATTCTATCCAGTGGGGCGAGCCAACAACTGCTGTATTACCATGGAAGCCAGCATGTTCCCGCTTTCCAGCCAATAAATGCAATTCATCCTTAGAAAGGATCATTACTTTGTTATTAGCGTCCGATTCTGATTCGCCATTAGCGTACTCGAAACATTCGTACCCAAGGGGTTGCATCATCTTTGGTATACGCAAAGCCTTCTGTGTGAAGGCGCAATGATGGTGCTCCGTATCAGGAATAGTATGGAACGGAACAAGAATATGTAGTGTGGGCTTCATTAATTGAATATCATTACATTTTGCAGTAGCCAACCCATGTGGTCGCCGTTGCGCATATAGTTTACGAAATCTTCTGTGGCAATTGGATCGTACTTGTAGCCATACCAACGGAAGCGCGCCGTCCAATATGACTTGTTCTGGCAGTTGATATGCCCATCACCACCTTGTCCATGTAGGGCGGCGGAAAACACAATCATGGTCGGCTCACATCGAGCGATATATCGAATGTAGTCCCATGATTTATCCTCGGGGATGTGTTCACCCACCTCTAACGACAATACAACAGCGTATTTGTGTAGTGGATCCTCGGTGGTAATATCGGAAATGATGCAATGCTCTTCATCAATGGCGCGGTCATCGATATCCACGCCGAATGCGTTGATTCCACGCTTACGCATCGCTTTAACGTAATTCCCGGGTCCGCAACCGACATCGAGAACGTCAGTAACGCCATACCCCATGAGATATTCAGCAATACGTTCAGCCTGTGGTGTCTCTTCATCAAGGATCTTCTCATAGTTACACTTTTCGGTGAGTTCCATTTATGACTTGCTGTATAAGTCGTTGTCATGCCTAATACAAGCATGAAAGTTAACTCATCAAATATTTCAGAAGTCAACTACGACGAAAAGACCTTTACCATGGTGGTCGTGTTCAACAACGCTAGTGCTTATCAGTATTTCGGTGTCCCCGCTAACGTCTATGATGACTTCATGGCTTCCGGTAGTAAGGGGCGATTCTTAGCCACCTACATCAAGGGAAGATTTAGCTCAAGCAAGATCCAGTAACTAAGCGTTCAGGCAAATAATATCAAACTGGTCCCCGTCCATGTTAGCATTCCTATATATGTTCCGGTAAGAGTATTTGTGATTTGTTAACCAGTCAAAGATTGCTGACTTATCTACGCCAACTCGTTTGAGGGTATGAGTGTTGATTTCTATAACCATTATTGGCCTTAAAGCATTAATGGTTTTTTCGCCACCCTTCAGGACATCAAGCTCAAAGCCCTCGCAATCCATTAGGATGAAATCAAGCTCAGTGAGTGACAGGCTATCAATGGTTGTAGTTTCAAACTCACCATCGTCCGACTTCTCGATGTAAGCCATCCCGATATTGTCGTTATCGCACTTCACTTTGTACTTATGTGGAAACATGGACACCGCGAGATTATGGATGTCCACGTTATCGTACTTACCTAGATTGTAGACGAGGCATTCATGAGCCTCCTTGTTTGGCTCAAAGCATATAATCTTCTTCGCCTTATCAACAAAGGCCTTGGCGTAACAACCAATGTTGGCGCCCACGTTTAACATGACGCCGCCATCCTTGAAGTAATTAAGATAAGTCTTCAGTGCGTGCTGATCAAAATCAAGCCTGCCCCATTCCTGTACCCATTTACCAAGATGACTATCTCTTTCGACGACGGCTACTCCCTCCTTGGTAACCTTCATTTACTTTTCTTCTTGGGCGTTTCGTTGGCGCTCATTTCTATGTCGAGGGCAGCGGCTTCTTCTTCCGTCATGCGCTTTATTTTGTACTCGTCAAGTTGTGCTTGAGTTAGCTGAGAAAATTTCTCAACAGCAACATTAGATTTGGATTTAAATGGATCAATACCTTTACCGAATTTCTTGGCTATTGCGCCTTCAAATGACGCAAGACTTCTCTTGGTATTATTGACCGTAAATTGACCGTCGCCCGGAACCTCAATTGTTAATTTAGGTAATCCGCTGTCTCTAAGAATTAAATTAATACCGGCAATAGCACGCTCAACCTTTCTTTTACCTTCCGCCCCACCCTTGCCTTCGTACACCCTAATATCCATTAAATGATTTTCATATTCAGCCTTTAATTTTGCGTCCTTGATATCAGGAACCTCGGGAGCCTGTTCTTTTAGCTTTGCGATAGCATCAATTAAATAATCCTTTTGAGCGTCTAATTGTTTCTTCGTGGATAATGACGAAACCTTTTTATTAAGTTCAGCTGATGGCGCAGCAGTAGTACCAGCCTTCGTTTTAACGATCTGTGCTTCAACCGGTGGCAACGAAACAAGTGCCTTGCCCTTGGCTTTAGTAACAGGTTTTTTCACAACCGGGGCTGGCGCTGTCTCTACCTTGGACTCTACCTTTGGTTCTGCTTTTGGCTCTACCTTAGCCGCTGGTGCCTTTGGTGGCTCTGGTGGGGTTTCTTTAACCGCTGGAGCTGCTGCTGGGGGTTCCTTGGGGGGCAATCCCTGCTCAAGCTTTGCAACCTTATCTTGCGTTACTTTTGTAACCATTGAGTTGCCAGTCTCTATCAAATTACGACGACCCGCATCAATATCAAGGCCCAGTTCAACCGCTCTATCGGCCAAAGCCTTACCAGTTAGTGGCGCGGATGCCTCTACAGGCGCAATAGCGGGCTTTTCAGCCACAACAGGTGCCGCTGGTGTCTCAACAGCCGCAAGGGGCTTGGTAACAGCTTCAACGGGCGCTTGCATAGTTGCTAATGCGCTCGGTTTTTCGACCTCTGGCATATTAGCCACCCCCTCAAGCGTATCCGAATAACTTTCAGACTTAAACTTGCCCTTAATGTTATTATTAAAATAAGTTCCTGCGCTTGTAATTTTACCCCGTAATTTTTCAATAGCTTTTTTATCACCCGCTAAAATATCTTCACTTACCATTGATTTTTTATCTACATCAATGCCAAGAGACTTGGCTTGATCGAGAAGAGCCTGCCCATCAACTTCAGCGACGTTCTTATGCGAATTTATGTACCCCTCATAAATATCCTTGGGCACATTTTGAAAATAATACGTTCTGCCTTTAAACTGAACAGCCATAACACTTGTCTTAGCATCATAAGAAGCGAATTCACCATTTGCAGAATTTCTGGGCGCCCCAACGGGGTCACCGCTCATAATTGGACGTTTATTTTCGGCATGCCATTTATATGAGCCAGCCGCATATTTATTTGGTCTTTCAATGGCGGGACCAGCTGAAGCTGGGGCTTCAGCAACTGGAGCAGGCTTTGCCGCAGGCGCCTCAGTAGCAACAGGAGCAGCTTCTGTAGATTTAGCAGCAGCAGCAGGAGCAGCAGCAGCAGCAACAACAGGAGCCGCTGGCTTGGGTTGTTCCACCACGACCTCTGGGGCTGGCGTCTCAACGGGTTTACCGTCACGTAAAAGCTTTTGTGGCGGAGGTTGTGACGAGGGAACATCACGCGCACTTGATGGCGTTACATTACGAGCTTCCGTAGGAACTTCTTCAACTACATCTCTCGCTTTAAAATTAAATGGACCAGCGTCCCAATCCCTGCGCCATTCATCACCAAGACCACGCGCTTCTTTGGTGACATAATCCTTTGCTTTTGCACCAAGCGCAGTAGCGCGAGGGGCAAGCGCAGCACCCGCACCAAAGGCCGCACCAGCAACCGCCGGTTGAGTTTTATCTGATCCGGGAGCCCCGGTTAAACCACCGTAACCAGCGCCAAGAACACCGCCAGCAGTTCCCTGTTTAATCGCTGTGCCTAATGCCGTAGGTTGTAGTTTGCTTGTTTGTTTTGCTAATTCTTTTTCAACCGAAAGATTAGCCCTAGTGGCTTCATCAAGAGCATTTTGAGCCCTTACATATTTTGAATTTGCAATATTAAGAGCCTTTAAATCCTGTGCCGAGTTGGCTAATTTTATGTCCTGTATGGCTTCAGCAACTTCACCGGTACGAAGTGTAATCTCTCGATTAACCTCTGCTGCGCTCCTAAAAGCATAGCCCGATGGTTTATCGCTAAGTAGATCAGCCACACGGCTGGCCTTTCCACCCGTTGCTAAATCAGCAGCAGACATTGCTACTTTAGATAAGCCTGTTCTTCCCGAAAGAGCTTTGGCGGCGGCAGCAGTCGATTGTTCTTCTGTCAGAACCCTAGCAGTAGTTTTTCCCGCTACCCCAGCCGGGATAAACATTGGAGCGACGACTTCGGCTACGTCGGCCATAGGGTTATCAGGCCCACCCGTATTCAGGCTCTTTATATTAGTATTTATCCAACGAGCGGATTTAGCTTCATCTTGGGCTCTCTCTCTTGCAATTTTTGCCGCACCCTCATAATCACCAATAGAAGCCGAAATTTGCTGTTTTACTCCGCCAAGCGCATTAAGTCCCATTGGCACAAGTGATGCAACTCCAGCCAAGGAACCACTAGCGGCACCAGTAAGTGCATCAATGGGGTTTTTAATAACTTGCTCAGAGGCTTCACCAATGCGTTTACTTGCCGACAAAGCCATTCCACCAATAGCTGATCCGGTTTTTTTTAGGGATTCCTTAGCAGAATTCAAACTATCCGGTATGTACTCATTTGAAAATCTTTTTAACGCTTCGGGATTACGTTTATAGTAATCGGCCATATGTTTTTCATATGCATCCCCAATTTCTTTATTATCTGGGTTGGCCTGTAGTTCACGATTAAGCCTTTGGCCATATTCCAAATCAAAATCATTTTCTTTTTTGTTTTTATCAACAAGTGTTGCTGCACCACCGTTAGCTTTAGCAACCGCCTCATTGTAAAATTTATCAAAATCTGCTGCTCCAGCAGTATTTGTTGCTGTAGTACTCATGGAAATATTATTTCCCACCCGTTGCTTCATTAAATAATTTAAGAATATCTTCTCTAGATCTAATTTTTCCATCAGGGCCTCTAAGATTAAGGTCAATAAAACTCTTTAGGTCTTGAGGTTTTGAAGCCGCATTGGAAGACTTACCACTAACAGGATTAGCTGGATTTGATATTGCCGCCGCTGGCAATGTATTTGATGGTGCCCATGGACCATCTGGCCCATTGGGAAGAGCATTATAATTAAATGTACCTGTTTCCCTGTTTACAAGATCTTCGTTTTTAGAAGCAATTTCATTTGGATTAGCATAGCCCTTGTTTTTTAAAACATTATACAAAGACCAAGGTATTCTATTTTCATTAATTTGATAATTTTCACCCGGGACCCCGTTTCCAATTGGATTATCCATGGAATATTCAGTCCACCTATCATCAAATCCATCGACCACTTTAAAGGCATTAACGTATTTTTCTTTTGCTCTTAAATAATCCATTTGGTTTTGATTGCCAATAAGATATGCCATTGCTAATTCTTTCCTGACTTCTTGTGTTACATTTGCATCGCCCAATGCTCCAACAATTTGTGTCATTTCTTGCACAGCAACACGACCACCAACAAGGTTCTTTGCTTGTCCCATACCAGCTTGTTTAGCCAAATTTTCAAGAGCAACGATGTCTGGTTGAAATAATCTTCGGAAATCATTAAATATTCCACCAATAAGTGGAAGTTTGGCAAATGTAGTTACGTTTTCACCAACATTTAATTCCCGCCCAATAAGATCTTTGGCTTTTTGAAGATCGCTAATTGTTGCACCAACATTCTCCATTTCTTTAGCGGCCCTATTGCGCGCAGAAAGTTCGTTGGAGTTTGCAACCCCGGGTGTTGCTTGCCAATTAATATTTGGAGCAACAGCTGGATACCCACCAGCAATAGCTCGCTTAGTTGCGTCTTCAACGTTTTTGCCGGGGCCAAAAACAGTATCTTGGTTTCTATTTAAATATCCAAACCCTTGAACAAATGGAGGGTTATTTGGCGTTGTTGGATTAACGGCAGGAGTTGCCTGTACAATAGGAGCGGGTGCTAATGGAGTGGCAACAGGGGTAGCAACGGGAGTGGCAATAGGAGTTCCAGCAATGCCGTCAACAGGAGAAGTGACAGCGGGGGTGGCGGCAGGAGCTACTACGGCATTAACAGGGGGTGATGTAACGGCTGGAGGCGCTGCAAATGACCCTAATGACGATGCCCCCGCTACTGGAGCTGCTGCTGGAGCTGCTGCTGGAGCTGGAGCTGCTGTAGCTACCGGTGAAGGTTGCGCGGCTAACGATTGATTTGATGCCTGTAATGCAGCAAGACTGGATTTAGTTATTAACGTTTTGCCGCCAATGGGGATTAGTTGTCCAAGGGCATTAGCACTATATTGTTGAACATAAACCATTTCCTCTCCTGTTTGAGTATTATTTGGTGCGGATCCTACTTCCATAGTAGAAATAGATCCCGGCATGCCCTTGTTCATAAATGCGGCTGGCCATCCCTGAGTAATTCCAGATGGCGTCTGGATTAATGGAGGCGCTCCGGGCGGGGCAATATTGCGGTATCCGGTACTGGACATACCCTCAGCTGTAGCCCCTGCACCAAGAGCTTGATCTCTCGAAAGTTGTTCGTTGCTCCCCATGCTATATGGCTTCAAAGAAGTAAGTGCTGCGATTGAACGGCCAGTTAATAAACCTTGAGCTTTCTTATTCCGATAGTCCTGAATTAATACTTCTTCTTCTGGAGCAAGCAATCGTCCCTTTTGCTCATCAGCGGCCTGTTCATATTTTGCTTTAGCAATAATAGCATTCGTTTGTGGACCGACCGACATAGCATCTTGATAGGACTTCAAGCCACCAGTAAATCCAGCCCGTATATTGGGCGAATAGTCCATACCAAGCTGATCCTTCACATTTATTGATGTAGGGAGCGCGCTAAGTGAAAAACCGGCTGTTGGGCTAGTGGCCATAATTATTAAAGTTTATCCTTTGTAACCAAGTCCGTTAATCGTAGTTGATTTTGTAATCGTAGAAGGAGTGCTAGTATTAATGCCAAATGGGGCTCCACTAAGAGGCTTTTTACCCCAATCATTACCAAATCCGCTGCTGAACGCCCCAGTAATGCCGCCAAGGATTGACGCATTTGCAGCCGCGCTAGCCGCGCGTTGTTGGTTATCTGCCGTTGTCTTATCAACATTAAATTGATTCTGAGCCGTATTCTGGCCAATAGCGGCACTAGCAAGTGAGCCCGGATCAAGACCCGAGGTGGGCAATGGATTAGCGGCGGATAATGCTGCGGCCTTTGCTTGATTCTGATTACGGATATCGTAAGAGGTAAGGCCAAGTTGGGCGGCGGTCAATGGACCGGCACCAAACCCACCCGCACCAGCACTTGTCATCGCGGAGCGAGTAACGGCATTCTGAACATCAACAGGAAGTTGACCACCACGGGAAAGATCTTCGGCTACTTGTTTCTGTACGCCAAAACGTGCCGCCGACAAGTCGGGCATGTATTGCTTCTCAAGCTCGATTGATTTTACTAAATTCTCTTTAGCATTAACCTGAGCCTGTTCTTGCAGGGCCTGCAAATCAATGGGCTTGTACTGTAAATTAGCAATATTCTTGGCGTTAGCACTGGCTGCATTTTTGGCCATAAGGCCACCACCAACAGCCGATGCTGCTAATGCGCCACCAGCAATTACGCCTGCGCCCACAGTACCACCGGCTATTAAAGTTCCGCCTACGACAATGAATGACATGGTTGAGTTGTGTTTTGGATAAGTGGATTCTGATAGTTCTCTACCAGTGATTCCTCAAGCTTAACAATGTTAGTTTCTTCATCCAGATTGGGGTGTATCGTCGTCCATGTGGTGTCTTCGTGTACTAAAGCCGCACGACGTGTGCCTGCTTCTGATACAAAGGTATAGGGCGCCTTTATTTCACGCAAGTCACCTATTTCGTTATAAACAGTAAGACGGCCCGATGATACGATATTAAGGTGGCGGGTCTTGTGGATCTTCCCGGTAATAACAGAACCCGCTGGGCAGAACATCTCACGTGCATAAACACCATTTGAGAAGTGATGCGTAATCTTAATATCAGCCTTTGGTAGTTTATAAATCTCTGCCTCCAATCGATTGATTTTATCATGACGTGCCGCCTCCTCCTGCTCAACGTTAACGCAGGGGGCGACTTCCATCAAAGATTCTAATTGGGCTGACATATTAGGTTGGGTAACCACAGAATACAAACCACCGAGGGCCTACAACAGCATTGGTGTTATTCAATACAGCCAAGATAGTCGAGGTAGCGGAAATGAGTGAAGTAGTCGCGGCTTGAACAGAAGTGTTAGAACCCGACAGGATCTCTGTTTGATCGCGCAAACCCTGCACCTGTAATTGCGAGTACGTTTCGCTAATAGGAAGCGAACTGATCGTTCCAGCAGTCGGTAGCGCAGGAGGATTCGATATGCCGGTAATTGACGTATTGGCAGGAAGCCCTGAAAGACCGCTCAGGAATGAATAGGTAGGCAAAGCACCGGTTGTAAATAATGCCAATAGGTTGGATCTTTGTACCTGTGTAAGGCTGGGCATGACACTATTGGTAATTGCGCGCCCGTTAAGTAAGACCCAACCATTGGCAAGATCATCAGAATTACGAATTGCGGCCTTTAAGTCGCCAACTTGCAATTCACTGACAGGGGTATATGACCCAAGCGTACTATTCCAGTCCTCGAAACGACGGGTAATAGTATTGTAGAAAATGCCTTGATCGCTTTCTGGGGCGGCGGACCCTTGAATAAAAAAGCTTACGTCAGCCGAAATTGAACCGCCAATGCTATCGGCAATGATTTCCATTAAGTCATCCATGTTCACGGCCTGTACTCCAACCGGGACAGGCGTTGCCGTAAGAGTAATAGGGATATTCTGTGCCATGGATTCTAGTTTATCAGTAAAGGGTTATTGTGACAAGGGAAGTTGGTATCCTGTCTCTGTGAAGGTATTTACGGTGGGTGAGAGGGCATCCTTTGCTGGGCGTTTTACTAGGGTATAGGCGGGAAGATTACCAGCAACAAATTCAGGACATCCTTCTTCCGGTAAGATATGTTGACCGGTTTCTGCCGCAAGAACTTCACCCTCCGTATTGTCAGGATTAATGTCCGTTGCAAGGCGGTAGGCCTTTAAGGCGCCCACACCGCTAAAGGAGAAGTATAGGCTAAAGGCAGTATCAATGTCGTCTTGGTATTTACTTTCTACATTCGCGGACGTGCATGTTTCTGGATCCCTATTATCCATAGATATAAGATCGCGGACTTGTTTGGTAAAACTGGTCGATACTGTGTTGTTTGTGAGCGGAAGATAGTCCGGATTGTTAAGAAGAATAGATCCCGGAGTCGCCGATACCGACGTGTTCATCAATTGATGATATTGACCGCGTAAACCCTTCCAATAACCGTCAACGCTCAAATTGCCGTAAAGTTGTGTAATTAGTACACGAAAATGCCTAAATATGGATTTAGAAAATGGCGAATCAGTAACGGCATGAGCTTTGGTTTCAATGGCCCACGTAATTGGGTTTCCGTTATCAGCACGATTTCCGTTAAAACCCTCCCAAATGCGCATAACACCATCATAATCAAGAGATAGGCAGTATGTTCGAATTACGCCATTAATCTCATTTGTAGCCCATTCAACAGGACGAAGGCCCGTCCATACTCCTTGCCACGCCGTTACGCTATAAGCACTTGGCTGGGCATACGTGAATGGTACTGGGGTGACAATACGATCCAACACTTGAGTGTGGCCATTATAGACCCTCCCGTTATACATGGAAGGGTAATTAGATTCTGGACCGTTTACGGCAACAGGAACCGACCACCATATATAAGAGTCAAATTTACCGGCACAAATCCTAGAACGGTCACTTGCCATCTTGTTCTTAGAAAATACCATTTCGCTATCAATAGGCGGCAACGCCTGCGTTATTGTCTGTGTTCCAAGAGAATCAAGGGATACGATGCCGCTATCTGAATACCAGTACAAGAGGCCCATATGGGCGATCATTGATTTGTGCGATACGCATGATACACCGGAGAATACTTTTCTTTTAAAATCAACCGTGTATCTCCATTGTGTGCGATCAGTTACACCTGACCATAAAGTAAAAATACCGCCTTTGGTTCCAACAAACAGCATATTTTCTAAAACACCTGAAGTTCCACGATCAATGGCGCCGGTTACGTCATCAGGAAAAGTAAAACTTGGAACGTTAACCAATACAGTTTCTTCCGTAAAGTGCAGTGGATCATTAAGATCTGAAGCATAGCCTTCTTTTCCGCTAAATACCCAAAGCCGATTATTACTCCAAGCCATGTATTGGCCAATACGTGTTTGATTATATCCATCGATATAAATCGTGCTGCCAAGACTGTCCGTTTCCCAACGTTTTGTTGGATTTAAGTGACCGC